TACAAAATACAAAATAATGCGCGCCGACCTGCCCCAAGAGGAGCGTGTGGACGAAGAAGAGAAAAAAAAATTAGTTTTAAGAAATCGCGCATTAGCTATTAAAATTAATGCTCTCGGCCTCGATCTTAAAAAAATAAAAACTGCCGGTGCGCTTGTGATGTCTCCTGAGACAAATTGGAAATGGCAATGGTGTGTATTGCGAGCGGCGTCAAATCAATTCATCGCCGCCCTATCGCCTGAATTTAATACAGCGGAAGGTGCACAAGAGTGGATGAAAGGCGAAACAGAATTAATAGCAAAATAATATGGGATATTTTTGAGGGTGACTTGGTTCAGGTTAAGCGGTATACCATAGATGGAGAAGAATATTATGAGAAAGGAGTAGTTGTTGCTGAGAAAGGTTTTGATCAAATACTTTTATTTCCATATGTAAACGTTTATGTGTTTAAAACTAGGATGATTGAGAAACATCTTCCCAATACGGTTGAAATAATTTCTTCGAAAAGCAATAAAGCAACATAGTTAAAATGAGGGCATTATTTTGTTACATAAGTTTTTAGAGTGGTCTGCCTATATTGGAATCCCAGCAAACATTGGCTTGCTGGGATTTGGTGTATATCATGATAGCACCTACTATCAAGTTTTGGCTCTTGTTAATATTTTGCTCCTTGGTGTGATTTTTATACACAAGAAAGATAATTAAAAAGGAGTTAAATTATGAACAAGTTATTTGTTTTGTTGATGGGGTTGATGATATCGACTACTGCGATCGCTGAACCCACTGGTGATTTTCAAACAATTTCAATTGAAAATGGCCTAAACAAAAATGAGAAAAAAGTAAGAGAAGCAGCTGTTAAAATTACAGATGGATATGGACACGGATCCGGCAGTATTATAAAATATTATGATTTACAACTTGTTCTAACGGCACAACATGTGGCCAGCGGCCCGATTGGAAGCCAGTATCTTGTTATTAATGGTAATACTATAGCAAACGCTGTTTTAGTATACGCTGATCCTCTTCACGATATTGCTGTATTGTGGATGAGGCCGGGTAACCAATTGGAAGGAAGAGGGCTTAAATATAATCCAAGAGAAGAGCTTTCACCTATTGGGGGGGAAATTACATATTCTGGTCACCCATCCTGGCACAGCCTAATGACTTATCGAGGCTATGTGGCTGGAGTTGAAACACTTGCAGGTCAAGGCCCGCAACTTATGCTTAATACTTACGGCTGGTTTGGTTGCAGCGGCTCTGTCATATATGATACAGATGGTCAGATTGTTGGTATACTATGGGGAGTCGACATTGAAAAATATCCAGATCTTCAAGTTCAAGAAAATATGATTTGGGTTTCTCCGATTCAGAATTTAGATATGAAATTAGCTATCAAAGAATTGTGCATTGCTCTTGAAGATGAACCCAAAGCATGTAGAAAATGAAGATGTGGAGTCGGTATCTTGCCGAAAACGATACAAAAACGTCAGGAATTGTTGTTTGTCTAAATGATAAAGAACAATTTCTTGTTATTAGGCGGTCTAATATTGACGATAGAGAGGGCCAATGGACAATGCCGGGGGGCCACATTGACGATGAGGACCGGTCAATAGAAGCTGGGTCGGTCAGAGAACTTGAAGAAGAGGCAAATCTAGTATGCAAAGTTTCAGATCTCACATATTTGGGAGAACCTAAGCCGCAAAAATACGTTTTTTTGACTCAAAAATGGTCTGGCGAGGTAAATGTTGATAAACCGAACCCAGAATCTGGCAAAATTGAACACGATGACTGGAAATGGGCCACAATTGAAGACATAAAAGAGATGGACAATACTGAAATTCCGATCTATTTATTGGAGAAAGCTTTAGAGATCTCCAAAAATGATGACTGACGAAGAAATATTACACAAAGCAATGCTTTTGCTTGAAAAAATCTCGGAAAATTCCGACTTACACTCGGAAGCGCTCCTCCGGGAAATTTCAGAACCCGAAATGAAGGGTGTAGAGGCAATTTTACAAAAAATTGCTGAAAATCCTAGGGGCGCCCTAGCTTTTGATGACCTTTTTGGTGATAAAGCGCGCCTTGTTATACCATTTCCAACCACAGACACCAATTCTGAGCTTGGCCAATTCGTAGATTTGCTTACAAATAAGCTTGGATATAATATTGAGTGGGAAAAAGGCTTAATGTCGTCTGAAAGGAAATATGAAGACAAGTCAATTGACGCTCACCTTGCTAGAATTTCTGGAAATCTTTGGAAAGCCGACCGCGTTAAAAAAATCCAAATAAAAATTGGTAAATTTTTTAAAAAATTAGCTGATTTAGGTAGAGAATACAATCAATTACAAAATAAAGCTATAGAATGGGCACAAGATAATGGACTTGAGCATATTACAAAACCCACTCAGCTTATCGGTGACTATGTAGAAAAGGCTTTAGACGAAAAAGAGCTTAAAAGATACTATCAAATAGATTCACAGCTTAGTTGGTACCTCGGCCAAAATGTGATGCCCAGTTTTGTAACGCACGATACTGAACGAATTGATAAAATGGGCGAATATTGGATGAAAAACGCTGAATATATCAAAGAAAATATCAAAAATCTTGAAAATGACCAATATTCTATTATTTTAACGAGACATCCTGTTGACGTTATGAGAATGTCTGACTTTGACAAGATTACATCGTGTCATACGCCCCCAAGCCGAGGTGGTGGAAGCCCAGAATACTATAAATGTGCTGTTGCTGAAGCACAAGGACACGGAGCTATTGCTTATGTGGTAGAAACTGAGGAATTACTCTCACAAACTAACGCAGGCAACATAGAGAGCGCAGCACAAGAGCTTGAAGAGTATGATGAGATTTTTACAGAGCAAGAGCGTTGGATGAGCGGCACTAATCTTGGTTTAGAACCGGTTTCTCGAACAAGATTAAGGCAATTTCGCTATTTTGATTGGGAAAAGCATGATGCTGGAGAGGATGATGGCACAGAAGTAGCGGTTCCTGAGAAATCTGTGTATGGACTTAAAATTCCTGGGCTGGTGGCCACCGTGACAAACTGGGCGAGAGAGAGACAAGAAGAAGTCATTTCTAAGATGCCTAGGAGACAGAGCGATGGTACCATCGATCTGGATGATTTTAAGATCTATGGTGGATCTTACGAAGACACTTCGGGATTTGCTGGTCGAAGAGCGCTCTTGGCCAACTTAATTGATACAAATCTAGACGATTTCACCGGAGAAGTCAGACAAGATAAAGAAACAGAAGATGAATTACCGTCTGATTGGATTGGCGATCTTGAGAAAAAACTCAATGATGAATGCCGGCCAATAGCTACTGACTGGAATCAAAGCTATGCTAGGTGTCAAGTAGATTATTTTATTAGAGACGAAGGCGAGAATGATTGGGTTATTTATCCCGAAGGCAAGCTCATGCTTAAGTGGGAGCTTGATGAATGGGCGCAACTTCCCAACGTTAGTGCCGGCCAAGATATCGCAGATTATTTAAATCAGAATTACTATAACCCAGATGCGGCAACTGCCTCATTGTTCGATGACAGCACAGGCGCAATTTATCGTGGGGGTCCGGAAGGCAAAGAAGTTATTGTTTTTCGTTGTGAATTTAATAATGGCGCAGTTCCAAGAATGGAAGGACAAGAACAGGTGTATGACTCAGATGGTTTTAACGAGTTCTGCGTAGGTGTAGACACGTTAGATGACAAACGAGATTTGTTCAAAGAGCTTATAGAACAATATGCCAAGATACAAGGCTGGTTTGAAGGTCACGCCTATCTGAGCCTCGCGGTGAAAATTGAAAACAACGAGATTGGCTCTTATGAGTGGGATGTAGACTATGATGGAGAATATTACGATTCTTATGAAGCGTGGGCTACAATATCTTATGATTTTGATCCCGAAGATTTAGGAGTAGAACCAAGAATTCTATTTGATCTCGTTGATCGCAGAGAGTTTGCACTTCGTCTTAGAGGGTTTTTAACTGGTGCTGCGAGAGAAGAAACCGGAGGAGAGTATTGGCTCTCTATCCGTGATAAGAGCGCTGTGGATTCTGGAGGCGAAGTTCGCTATAGTATAACTTTTAAAGTAGACGCAGACACCCCTGATGACCTTGTAGCGCAGTTTTATGAGTTGATTACCGGTGATATGGATGACGAAGACGAAATTGCGAAGGCGTTTATGGGTGCTTTACGAGAAGAAGCCGCCAAAAACGGCGTTAAACTTAATGG